TGACGATCCAATATTTAGCAGGTACTCATAATGAATTTAGCTAATGACAACCAGCAAATTGATACAGGCCAAGCTAAAGAGAAGGCTGCTGCTGCCATCACGCAGTTGCTTGAGGCTTTAGATATTGATTGGAAAACTGATCCTAATACGCAAGACACGCCGCGCCGTGTTGCTAAAATGTATATTGACGAGCTTTTGTCTGGTCGTTTTGCACCAATGCCTAAAGCGACAATTTTTCCAAACACGAAAAAAGTAAACCAAATGTTTACTGTTGGACCGATACCGATTGTTGGCGTTTGCTCACACCATTTTTTACCGATTACAGGTAACGTTTGGATTGGCATTATTCCTAGCGACACGCTACTTGGTTTGTCTAAGTTTGCTAGGTTTGCTGATTGGATATTTGCAAGGCCGCAAATACAAGAGGAGGCTACTGAGCAATTGGCAGACGTTTTAGAGGACATACTTAGTCCAAAAGGATTAGGAATTGTTTGCAAGGCAAGTCATGCATGTATGAGTTTGAGGGGCATAAAAGCTACTGATAGCCTGATGACTACCTCGGTTATGCGCGGGTCAATGTACGAGGAAGCTGCTCGGACGGAATTCTTTAACGCAATAAACGGACAAAATTATGTATAGGTCCACGAAAACCTTTTGCCATAACGTTGGTTTAAGCTGCGCATTTAGGCAATGGCGCGCCAATAGTCATTGCAGGTTTTTACATGGTTACGCACTCGAGTTTGATTTTGTGTTTGAGGCTGCGGAGCTTGATTATCGTAATTGGGTTGTAGATTTTGGCGGACTTAAAATACTTAAAGGCTGGCTGCAGGAATACTTTGATCATAAAACGTTAGTTGCTAGAGATGATCCGCACTTAAATTATTTTAAAAAGGCAGAGCGTACAGGTTTAATTCAATTGGTCGTTGTTGACGCTGTTGGTTGCGAGGCGTTTGCAGCGTTAGCGTATGGCCTAGCGCGCAACTCGTTATACCATATTGATGAGCAAGATCGCGTTAGGGTTGTGTCGGCGCAGGTAAAAGAACATGGTGCAAATTCAGCAATATACTTGGCAGACGTTTGATCGCGATATAACTATCCTAGCAAGCAAGCTGCAAGATATTAAATTTGATTTAATTTACGGTAATCCGCGCGGCGGGCTGCCTGTTGCTGTTGCGTTGTCGCATAAGTTGGAAGTCGGCCTTACTACAGACCCAACAAATACAAGCAACGTTTTATGGGTAGATGACATAATTGATAGCGGTACACAGCTGATTGCTGCTAAACAGTTAAATTACGCAGGCTATTGTGCGCTTTTAAACCGGTCTACAGCGGCCTGTCACTGCCTGTGCGCGCAAATAATTGATCATGCAGCTTGGATTGTGTTCCCGTGGGAAAATAGCGACACAGGCGCAGCTACAAAGGACTATGAATCATGGCGTTGCCAGTAAACGAGATATTTTCAACGATACAAGGTGAGGCCACATACACTGGCACTCCATCAACATTTATACGCTTGCAGGGCTGTCGCGTTGGCTGCGGTTGGTGTGACACCAAACATACTTGGGACGTTAAGCTAGACGATAAGATTGACGTAAAAGACATGCTTGCTAAAGATTGCGACAGCAAACAATTTGCAGTTATGTCTGATGATGAATTATTTAAAGAGATCGATAGCCGTAGGCCGCGCCATGTTGTGCTTACTGGTGGCGAGCCTTTTGAGCATGACCTTTACGGAATAACAAAGCTATTAATCGCTAAAGGTTACACAGTACAGGTAGAAACGTCAGGTACGCAGCCAATTAAAGCGCATGGCGATACATTTATCACGTTAAGCCCAAAATGGGACATGGCAGGCGGGTTTGATGTTATCGAGCAGAATTATTGGCGCGCTGATGAGATTAAAGTGCCGGTTGGCAAAAAAGCGGATGTAGATAAAATATGGACTAGGATTCCTGTAGACATTATGTGCGCTCGGAAGCCTATTTGGTTGCAGCCATTAAGTCAGTCTAGACGAGCTACTGACATTTGTATTGCCTCCGCATTGCAATACGAATTTAAGATCAGCATACAAACGCACAAATTTATTGGTGTTAGGTAATGAAAAACGGCAGGCAAGGCGAAGGCGGTGGCAGACCCGCAGTAGTATTCGATGCTGAACAAATCGCGCAGGTAAAAGCACTCGCGTCCGTTTTAACTAAGGCGCAGCTTGCAGATTATTTTGGTGTGAGTGAAAACACCTTTCGAGAGGTAGAAAAGCGTCAACCGGAAGTTTTTGAGGCCTATAAAAAGGGTAAGGGCAATGCAATTGCAAGCGTAGGCTCTAATCTAATTAACCAAGCTCGTAACGGTAATGTAACTGCGGCCATTTTTTACTTAAAGACCCAAGCAGGCTGGAAAGAATCAGATCAAACTACAGTCAGCACATCGTCTGACAACACAGTGACTGTTATTCGTGCAACTAAGCCTGACTGAGCCGCAAGAAGAATTTGTTTTTAGTGAGGCCAAATATCCTGCGCTGGTTGGCGGTTTAGGATCTGGTAAAACTAAAGGCGGCATTGCACGTTTAATCCTGCTAATGCTGCAGAACCCTACAATAAACGGCGCGTATTACATGCCAACCTACGACCTGCTGCGTTTGCGCGCATTAGCTGGCGTTGAGGAAGAGCTAAACAATCTTGGCATCAGTTACAAAACAAATCGTGCTGAATACATTGTTTATCTGCATGGCTACGGTCAAATTATCTTACGGTCATACGACCGGCCCGAGCGCATTGTGGCCTATGAGGTAGCGCACTCGATTGTTGACGAGCTTGATACGCTTCCAAAAGAGAAGGCTGCATTGGTTTGGCGTAAGATCAGTGAGCGTAATAGACAAGACTGCAATCATGTAAACGGAAATACAATTGGCTGCGTTACTACACCAGACCAAGGGTATAGCGGCTTTATTTACTCAAGATGGGTTAAAAACGCATCAGACGAATACGTTGTAATCAAAGCGCCGACAATAAGCAATCCATTCCTGCCTGACGGTTATGTGCAGCAGATTTTAGATAACTATGATCCTGTTTTGGCCGACATGTATCTAAATGGCGAGATTGTAAGCCTGTCAGCTAACAAGGTTTATCACTTCTTTGATCGCAGAAAACACCATACGCAGCGCGAGTTAAAAGACAGCGATAAGTATTTACACGTTAGCATTGATTTTAACATTGGCGGCTGCTGCTCGGTTGTAAACGTAATCGAAAACAATCAACCAATAAGCGTTGCGGAGATCATAAGTCATGATACAAGAGATTTTTGCAATCGGCTTGCAGCGTTTGAGTTAGATGGTAGGAAAATAACTGTTTACCCTGATGCTAGTGGTAAAGCTGGTAGCACTAATGCAACATCGTCAGATATTGATATAATACGCAGTGCCGGCTACTCTGTAGACTACCCAAAAGCTAACCCTGCGGTCCGAGATCGCATTAATGCTGTAAATGGGCTGCTGTCGCATGATCGATGGCTTATAAACACAGATACATGCCAAAACTTGACTGACGCTTTAGAGTCGCAGGGCTACGATAAAGCAGGTCAACCGGAAAAGTTTAGTGAACATCCTGCAATAGATGACTGGGTCGACAGCGTAGGTTATTTCTTACACCGCAAATGGTCGCTGGGCAGACCTGTTGTGGTCACGAATATAGGAATGGCAAGATGAGTATTGACTTCCAACACCCGCAATATGTTAAGTGTCATGATAAGTGGAAACTGGTCGATGACATTTGTGATGCTGAGAATTTAAAAGATTACATACTTAAATTGAATCCCGAGGACACAAGCGAGGAGATGGTTCAACGCAGGGACCAGTTCTTCAAACGCAGTGTATTTTATGCGATCGCGGGCTACACATCGCGTGGGCTTGTCGGCAAAGCATTTCAAAAAACGCCAACATGCGAAGTTCCACCAGAGCTTGATTATGTTAAAGAAAACATTGATGGCGCAGGTCAAAATATTTATCAGCAAGCGCAGGAAGTGTTTCGCGATGTATTGCGTAATGGTCGCGCCGGTTTACTTATCGACTTTCCAGAGACAGATGGCGAGATCAGCCGTGCTGACTTAATCTCGGGCAAAGTCTTTGCAACAATTACACGCTACAAAGCGCAGCAAATCATTAATTGGCAAGTTGAGCAACGCGGTCCTAAAGTCATACCTGTCAAAATTGTGTTAGCCACCAAAGCTGCAGAAATGCACGAGGACGGCTTTGGATTTGATGAGATTGATGAGTATATTTGCCTAGACCTTGAAGAAAATGTCTATGTGCAGCGCGTTTATCGCCAGAATCAGCGTAACGAGTGGTATATACACAAAGAGACTATTCCAACTGACAGCACTGGCAACACTTTAGATTATTTGCCTTTTGTGTTTGTTGGCTCGGAGGCTAATACATTCGAGATCGATCACCCGCCGTTATATGACTTATCTAAAATAAACGTTGGACATTACAACAACTCTGCAATTTACGAGGACAGCGTATTTACTGTTGGTCAAGTGCAGCCATGGATGTCTGGTTTAACGCAAGAAAACGTAGACGCTATGAAAGCTGCTCACATGTATATTGGCAGCGGCAGGCTGTTAGGCGTACCGTCCGGTGAGCGTTTTGATTTTGCGCAAGCAGAGCCTAATCAATTAGCCAAAGAGGCAATGAAAGATAAAGTGTCAATGATGATTGCTATGGGCGCAAACCTAATGGAGATGGGTACTGCTAATAAAACAGCGATGCAAGTAGGCAACGAAATGGCTACGCAGCACAGCGTTTTATCATTGATCGCTTATAATCTGACTCTCGCATACACAAAGGCATTAGAGATTGCTACTGATTTTATGGGCGGCGATCCAGATGTTGCGCAATTCGAGGTGAATCAGCAATTCGTGCAGCCACAAACTGACCACATGATGCTTAATGCAGTCGTGGCTAGTTTCTTGCAAGGCGTTTTGCCGATAAGCGATTTATTCGATTGGCAGAAAAAACATGGTTTTGTCTCGCCCGATAAATCGTTTGACGAATACTCAGAGGAAGTAGGTATCCAAGCCATGCCGGATTTTGACGAAGATGCCGACAACGCCGCCTGAGTTAATAGAGTTTGCTACGCGCCATCAAGTCTATTTAGAGAGGCTTAAAACCGGCGATGTTAATAAAACTGCTGATTTCCTAAAACGAATTGAGCGGGATATTAGCGCGCGCCTTGCGGGTAAAGACTTAACATCTTTTACTCAAAATAGATTAAATCGATTACTGAAAAGCATACGCGCTGATTTGACTGTCATTACCGGCGAGTTAAACAGCGCAATTGCTGCAGATGCTTTGAACCTAGCTAAATACGAGCGCGACTTTGAGCTAAAGAGTTTAGGTAAGGTTGTTAATTACGAGTGGGCTATACCAACTGTCGCTCAACTAAGGGCAGCAGTATTCAATACGCCTTTAGCTATTGGCGGTGTTAATCAAGGTGATTTGTTAAAACCTTTTCTCAAAGATGTCACTAATCGACAAATTAAAGAGATTACTGGCGCAATAAACGCAGGGTATTACGAGGGCGCGTCTACTAATCAAATATTGCAAAACATTAGAGGCACTAGGGCTAACAAGTATCGTGACGGTATATTAGCTCGTAACAGCAAAGGCCTTGGGATGATGGTACGCACTGCGTTACAGCACTCAGCACAGCAAGCAAGGCAAGAGGTCTGGAATAACAACAAAGACATCATAAAAGGCGTACGTTGGATATCTACATTAGATAGCAGGACGTCAACACTTTGCAGATCATTAGATGGTCGTGTTTTCCCTACTGACAAAGGCCCGAGGCCACCTGCGCACGTTGGCTGTCGTAGCCAAACAGTTAGCGTGTTAGATGATAGGTTTAGTTTTTTAATGGATGGCGCAACAAGGTCATCGAGAGACCCATCTGGCAAGGTTAGACAAGTAGACGCTGAAGAAACCTATTACAGTTGGTTAAAACGTCAACCAGAAGATTTTCAAGTTAGTGTTTTAGGCAAATCAAGGGCTGCGCTATTTCGCGATGGCAATTTAACAGCAGAGCGTTTTGCAGAGTTGCAGTTAAATAAAAATTTCGAGCCAATGACGCTTGATGAAATGAAAGAACTAGAGCCTGTGGCTTTCGAGCTAGCGGGGCTTGATTAGTTGACAAGAATGTATTAAGGGCTACAATTCACAAATATCAGCAGGGCTGATTTTATCACGGGGTGATTATGATTGATTTTAAAGTTGAAAGTATCGAGGACTTAGACGAAGCAGTACAAGGACTTTACGAGCAGACTGATGATGGTTATCAGTTGAAGGTAACTGGGTTACCCGAACCTGAAAAAGAAGACCTAACCGGACTGAAAAATAAAGTCGATGAATTACTGCGGGAGAAAAAGCAAGCTGCACAGAAGGCTAAACTCGCCGCCGAGGAAGCGGAAAAGGCTCGATTGGAAGCTGCTAAGAAAGGCAACGATACAGAGGCACTTGATCGAAGCTGGCAAGAGAAATTTAATCAGCGAGAGCAAGAGCTAAATACCGAATTAAGTAGTTTAAGTAATACGATTGTAAAATTAACTAGCGGACAAACAGCCAACCAGATCGCACATGATATTGCGATTCAAGGGTCGGCTAATGTTTTATTGCCGCACATTGAGAAACGATTAAAGACTGAGATTCGCGATGGTAATCCTGTAACGGTAGTGCTAGATGAAAATGGCGCACCATCAGCGATGACTGTTGCTGAACTCAAAACAGAATTCCAGAACAGCGCAGCGTTTGCTCCGCTGATTGTAGGCACAAAAGCCAACGGCGCGGGGCGCACTGGTGGTAATGACGGAAGCGGGGCTTCTGCCAATGTAATCAAGAGGTCAGATTTTGACCTTATGAACCATGCCCAACGCGCAAGTTTTGTCAGCAAGGGCGGTAAAATTATCGATGACTAAACTGAGGTAAAACTGTTATGGCTAATGTCCTGACCGATCTGGCGGCAGACATTTACAAGGCCGCCGACATTGTTGGCCGCGAACTTGTAGGTGTTATTCCTTCTGCCACAATTAACTCTGATGCTACTGAGCGCGCAGCGCAAGGCGATACCATTCGCTCTTTTGCTACTCGTGCTGCTACAGTAACAACTGTTACTCCTTCAATGACCATTCCTGAGGGTACTGACCAAACTGTAGATAACAAGACTATGTCTCTGTCTACTACAGCGAGCGTTCAGATTCCTTGGACAGGCGAAGATATCAAGCACGTTAATAACGGAGCTGGCTTTGAAACAATTTATGGTGATCAAGTTCGTCAAGCGATGCGCGCAATTACTAATCAAATTGAAAGTCAAGTTGCTGCTAATGTTGCTGATAACGCTTCTCGTGCCTTTGGTACTGCTGGAACTACTCCGTTTGGCTCTAACTTCTCTGAAGTTGCCGAAGTTCGCCAAATCCTTGTAGATAACGGCATGCCTAGCAACGATGGCAACGCAACTATCGTTATGAACAGCGCAGCTGGTACTAACCTGCGTCAACTCGCTTCACTGAGCAGCGTAAACCAAGCCGGTAATGCTGACCTTCTGCGTCAGGGTACTTTGCTTGATCTGCAAGGCTTGATGATTAAAGAGTCTGCGCAAATCGCGTCTCACACTGCGGGCACTGGCGCAAGCTATCTTGTAAACGGCGCTCTTTCTGCTGGTGATACAACTGTTACAGTCGACACTGGAACTGGAACAATCTTGGCCGGAGACGTTATTACTTTTGCTGGTGACACCAATAAGTATGTTGTCAAGACCGCACTGGCTGGTAACGATCTTGTATTGCAAGAGCCCGGACTCCGAGCAGATGTTGCTGATAACACAGCCATTACCGTAGTGTCTGATTACACTGCAAACATTGCTTTCCATCGCGCTGCGGTAGAGATCGGTATGCGACCTCTGGCACAGCCTGCTGGTGGTGACGCAGCAGTTGATCGACTGACTGTTCAGGACCCTGTTTCTGGTATGGTATTCGAAGTTGCAGCCTACAAGGGCTATAACAAGGCAATGTTCGATGTGTCTTGCCTGTACGGATACAAGGTCTGGAAGCCAGAGTTTGTTGCTACACTCTTAGGTTAAGCTACCTAACTTGGGCGGGGGTAAAACCCCGCCTATTTTTTCGAGGTCATTATGGCTAAGAAAGACCCACGATTAACTAGGCTTGGTTTAGATAAATATAATCAGCCTAAGCGCACCCCAAAACACCCAACTAAATCGCATGTTGTTGTCGCTAAAGAGGGCGATAAAATTAAGACGATACGATTTGGTCAGCAAGGTGTTAGCGGGTCTCCACGGCGAGCCGGCGAGAGCGATGCAGCTAAAGCAAGGCGCGCATCTTTTAAGGCACGTCATGCTAAAAATATCGCAAAAGGTAAAATGTCCGCTGCGTATTGGGCTGATAAAGTTAAATGGTAAGGGGGTGATCCAATGTACAAGAAGGGCAAAAAGAAAAAGGGTAAGTAATGCCGATACGCAAGACATCAAAGGGCTGGAAGATTGATAACACCGCGGGTTATAGCCGAACCAAAAAAGAGGCAGAGGCTAAACTGAGAGCGATTAAAGCTAGGCAGGGCAGGAAAAAATAATGGTCGATTTAGTTGTTGAAGATGGCTCGATCGTAACTGGTGCAAATACTTATGCGACCATTGCTGAGTATATTGCCTATGCTGCTAATCGTGGCGTGACTGTTACTGATACTGACGCCTATAAGATTCAGTTGATTAAGGCTACTGATTATATCGGATCGAAAGAAAACCAGTTAAAGGGCGACACAGTCGAAAAGGCGCAGCCGCTGGCGTTTCCGAGAAATAACTTAACCGATATTGATGGTTGGTCTTATAACAACGATGAGATTCCATATCGCGTAAAAGAAACGCAAATGAGTCTTGCGCTCGATATAGAGGCTGGAGAAGATTTGTATAACAAGTCTCAGTCTGCTGCGCAGGGTATTAAGCGTGAGCGTGTAGAAGGTGCTGTGGAGGTTGAGTACGCGATATCTAACTCAACTCGCATACCTTACAGCAGTCGCAGCAATGCACTATTGGCAAGTCTGCTCAAATTTAGTGGGCTTGGTATACCACTGGTAATGGCATGAGTGTAGCGTTTTACAACAGCATGGCGGCAACTGCCAAAAAGTTGCTGACCAAGTTTGGTATGGATGTGCCGATTAAACGTACCGCAGGAGGCTCTGTAAACCCTGTGACGGGCGAAACTGTTGCAGGAACTACAACCACCTATACCCCAAAAGGATTGGTCCAGCGGTACGCTGAGGGGCTTATAGACGGCACGAGGATATTGGCAAGCGATCGGCTAGTGATTGTAGATAACACGGTCGAGCCGCTTACTACCGATAAGGTTACTCTGGACTCGCAAGATTGGACGATTGTTAGTGTTCAGCAGGCTAAGCCTTCAACGGTCGGTGTCGTTTACTTTATACAGGCGCGCAGGTAATGGCTAAGATAAAACTAGGCGCATGGGCGGGTAAGACCGCAAAGCAACTTGATGAAATGGCTCGGGCTATACAGATCACGACCTTCAATCAATGCATCTTAAAAACTAGGCGCGATACAGGACGCATGATGGGTAATTGGCAAACTAATGTCGGATCGCCCATAACTACAGAAATAAACCGTGTTGCAGACGAGGATGGACGGCCTGCGGTGCAAGATGTAGAGGCGAAAGTAGTTTCCGGTAATGTTATGTATTTAACTAACAATGTACCTTATTGCGAAGTATATGAGCGCAAAGACGGCATGATGCGCGGCGCAATAGCTAATTTAGAAAGAAACACTAGGCGCGCAGCTGAGGAATATGACAAATGAGCTTGAAGATAGATCAAGCGTTTGTTAACTCGTTTATCAATGGTAGCTTTGGCCTTGAGACTGACTACCAGAATTTGCCATATACGCCTACGGCGCAAACTGCTTTTGCAGAACTAAATAATTTGCCTAATGAGATAAGCCCTTTATCTCTGAAGGACGCAAACGAAACAAATGGTATATTTCGCATAACGCTTAGATATGCCGCCGATACTGGAGCGATTGCCGCAAAGACGAAAGCAGAAGAAATCATGGCTTACTACCCTATCGGTAGCACCGTGACATATTCTGGTCAATCTGCGACAATCACTCGGGTACAACGCCAAGCCGGATTTAACGAGGATGGCTGGTATACGATAATTGTTGATATAACCTATAGGGCTTTTATAACGAGGTGATACTATGCCTGATTCAGCACAATTATTGGTAGACAGCACGATTGGCATTTCTGCCACTCTGCCTTCTACTTTCGATGACGATGGAGCCACCGGCTACCCTTCTTTGACTTTTACCCTTGTTGGTCAAGTTACTGATTGGACTCCCGGCGGTCAGACTTACACTATCACTACAAGCAATCCTATTGCACAGCGTGGTACTGATAAGTTTAAAGGCACTTTTAACAATGACGCGGATTCAATCACAGTAAATCGTGATGACGATGATGCGGGTCAGGTTATTGTCCAAGCTGCTCTGACCAGCGATAACGATTATGCTTTCGAAGTAACGTATCAAGACGATACGAATGATTACTTCACTGGCAAAATCATTTCTATTAACACTGTCGCTGGGGGCGCAGATTCGTTGGTTCAGAGAACCATTCAGGTCGAGCGTACCAGAGCCACAGTTACTACCGCTTAAGGTGTAACGTATGGATTTAGCGCAATTCGATCTTATAGAAGCTGCCGAAAGGGGCGTTGATGTTGACATAATCAATCCGATGAACGATGAACTTCTCGAGGATGATGATGGCAAAGTTGTTTCGATAAAAATATTAGGTAAAGATGCTAGGAAGTGGCAGCAAACTGCCAAAAAAATCCAAGCTCGAAACGCTAATAAATATCGCGGCAAAGATGTACCGCCATCACAACTTGAAAAGGACTTAATCGAGATTGCTGCCGAATGCACAATAAGTTGGTCGAATATAGACTTTAACGACAGTAAATTGCCCTGCAATACCAGTAACGCTTTAATGCTGTATCAAAAGCGGAGCTGGATTGCAGAGCAAGTTTTGGCAAAAGCATCAGACAGGGCTAATTACAAGGAAAAGTAATAAGCCAGCTTTTAGAAGATTATGTAAGGTACTGGGCTTGGCTAGTATCTTCATCGAAAGGCGCAAAGAAGGCGAGATTAGAGTCAGTTACTGACCCTGTCTTTCCGGACATTGCGCCTTTTGACTATTTAATAGACCTACTTATGCAAATTGGCCCGATGGATATAACGTGGCCTGATCTAAAAGCATGGCGTGATTTAACAGGAATCTACTTAGACTATTGGGAATTGCATACGATAAAGAAGCTATCAACTTTATTTAGCAATAAATTCCAAGAGTATAACGACACGAATGTTAGCAGTCCTTATCGTGACGTTGATATGCCAAGCGTTGACCAAGCAGCAATTCAGTCTATGCTGCGTAACGACCAGAGGTTTAACAAGTAATGGTTGATATAGCCCGCCTTGAAATACAAGCAGACAGCCGATCGGTAAAAACTGCAAGCAAAAATCTAGGTGAATTTGATAAGTCGGCAGGTCTTGCCGGTGCTGCATTGAGCAGACTTGCTCCGCTTGTTACTGCGTTTTTTAGCGGTAAAGCCTTGGTTGGTTTGGCTAATCAAGCAATGGCATTCAACACTGCTATGGCAGAGGTTAATACCCTACTGGCTGACAGTAATGAACTTGTTAAATTAAACGAAGAAGCAAAAGCACTCGCAGCAACATTTGGCGGGTCACCTACCGCGCAAGCGCAAGCATTCTATCAAGCAATATCAGCAGGCGCAGGAAACGCAGAGGAAGCAACCGCACTGCTCACTGCTGCAAATAAACTTGCAATCGGTGGCGTAACAGACGTTACCACTGCTGTTGATGGTTTGACCTCTATTACTAACGCATACGGTATAGAGACAGCAAAAGCATCGACAGTTAGTGATGCATTTTTTGTTGCTATGCGCGCCGGTAAAACTACTGTTGGTGAGTTATCTGGATCAATAGGTAAGGTTGCTGCTACAGCGGCCACAGCGGGCCTGTCGTTCGAGGAAACGCTTGGGTCGATATCTGCCCTTACTACTCAAGGTATCGCTACCACAGAGGCTGTGACGGGCTTAAAAGCCACATTAAGCAATATCCTAAAACCAAGCAAAGAAGCGAGCGATGCAGCAGAGCAGCTTGGCGTAGATTTCAGTTTGACAGGTTTGCAGTCAAAAGGTCTTGCAGGATTTCTTGATGAGCTTGTTACTGCTACTGGCGGTAACGAAGAAGCAATGCTGAAATTGTTTGGCAGTACCGAGGCATTGAATACTGTTTTTGCATTGACGGGAGGTGCTGCAGGTACTTTTGATCAGATCATGCAGGATATGGCTAATTCTGCCGGTCAGACTGACACCGCGTTTGCAAAAGTCTCTGACACAATGTCGCAAAAGCTATCAGTTCTACAGGGCAAATTTGCAGCTACAGGCGTTGAGCTCGGTAATTTTATTCTGACTGCAAGCGAGCCATTCGTTGATGCGTTAAATGCTAATTTCGATGATTACGTCAACTACTTCAAAGCACTTGGCAAGGCAACATCGACTGCATTGAGTGGCCTTATAGCTATATGGGCGCCTTGGGCAAAAGATATAGCCAATATCATTGGTAATGTTTTTAGTTATTTTGTTGACTTGTTCAAACCAGCAGTCGAAGCATGGGGAAATATGCTTAAACTGTTTCACAGGGCTTGGATGAATTTCGCTGGCACATTTGTCAGAAACGCGGAGATTGCGATACGACGATTTATAAACTATTTCCGTAATGGCTTTTTAAGTGCTCGGGAGTTTGTTGAATTAACCCGTACAAGAATCATTGCTTTTTACGATACGATCGTTGCTCGAGCGCAAGCGTTATTTGAAAGTTCTGAGACTACTGAGCGCAGATTACAAGAGATTGACCGACAACGCCGCGAGAGTATTGAGTCAATTACTGGTCGTTATGACGAGCAAAGGGCTGCAACTATTGCTATCAGCGAGCAGTCAGAAATCACAGATGGTGTGTTTCAAGCACTAGGCGATACAGTTGGTGTTCTTAAAACTACCTTTGGCGAATACAAAACCGCAACAACTAATCTGGTAACTGAGAGCGGTAATCTAGATACTGAGCTAGATAACATCGATACCGGAATGCGTGATATTGACCAGATCGGTACAGATATAACTGGAACAAATGGTGCGCTTACTCGAACCACTACCGGTATGGACAATCTAGCAACGTCCACGACTAATGCAACAAATACTATTGTTGGTCCAAATGGTTTAACGCTTGCCCAACAAACATTTAAAACAGCAGTTGAAAATACCCAATCTGCATGGGCGACACTGATAAGCGACACAATCACAAAAGGCAAAACAGATTTTGGTAGCTTCTTTACTACCATTAAAAATGGCTTTGCCAAAATGGTATCCGAGATTGCTGCACAAAATATCACTAACGCAATTTTTGGTAATGGTGGTATTAGCGGATTTTTAAGTAGTTTATCTAATGGGTTTGGGGGAATCATTCAAACCATTGGTAATGGGCTTGGCGGTATAGTATCCACATTTACTAGCGGTTTAAGTGGCGCAGCAGGTGGCTCTGTAGGTGGCGCCGCAGGAGGTGCGGCCGGTGGTGCAGGTATTGGTGCAGGTGTAGGTGCTGCAATTGGATCGGCAGCAGCTGGCATTGGAAATTTTATTGGTGGCGTAACTGGCAGTGCAGTAGGTGCAAGCGCAACATTGGTAGGTCCACCAACAGCAGCAACAGCGGCCGGAATGAGTGTTGGTGGTGCTTTTTCCGCAATAGGCGGGGCAATAGCCGGTGCAGCAAAAGGCGCATTAGCATTTGCAACAAGTCCAATTGGTATTGCCATTCTTGCCGCAGCAGCTTTAGCAAAAGTTTTAGACAGTGGCGGTACGCCGACATCTAAAGGCGGCTTTTTAAATTATTTAGTGCCGGGAGCGCCTGCAGGGTCAACATTCAATATTGCTCCTTTTGCATCAGGATTCGCGCCAGTTGGATTTAGCGAGATAATGAATAGAAACGAGGCGATTACCTATATTGATGCTTTTAGAGCGGTAGACTCCGAGCTGACTGCTTTTGCTAAATCACAAGGTTTGCAAGTTGCATTAAACAGCAATGACTTTGGTGGCTATAACACCGAAGGCGAAGGCGGTCCAAACGCAGGCGTATTCTGGGGTCTTGCTAGAGAGAAAGGCAGAATGGGCACCGCATTAAATACGCAGCTACAGGAATACACTAACGATTGGCTCATTGCTGTTGCTGGTAAAAACAATGTGCCAAACGATGTATTACAGGGTGTTTTACAAAGCAATCAAGTTGCAGATTTTGTTGCAGGCATAACATCACAGCGCATGGGTTTAAATGATGTTCCTGTTGATAACATGATTGCAAAATTGCATCGTGGAGAGCGAGTAATGACCGCTGGTCGAGCCGATATGACCGATCAGCTTGCCGAAGAAATGAAAGTTATGCGCAGTGACTTTAACCAACTTATGATTCAAGTCGCTAAAGCTACAACCCGAACAGCACGAATTGAAGATAGGTGGGACAAGAATGGCCTGCCGCCTACTAGGACTTAAACATGAAGGTAATTAAGTCAACAACTATTACTGAGGCGATCTTAACTGCTACTGACGTACCAGAGACAGATGAAGCCGAATGGTCAAGTGCTACAACCTACGCTGATGGCGCATTAGTTATGGTTACTGGTACTGGTGGCGGTGCTGCTAGTGCTACGCATGAAATTTACGAATCACAGCAAGGCTCGAATACTGGCAATGACCCTACGATCGATGACGGTACTTACTGGACCCGAGTATCCAGCACAAATCGCTGGAAAATGTTTAACGATATTGTTCAGGAGCAGACTGAGCAAGCTGGCGGTCTCGAAGTTGAATTAACTCCCGCCGCAGTAACTACAGCACTGGCCGCGGTGAATGTAGATTGCGCTGATATCGATGTTGTGATGGTTGACCCTGTAGAGGGTACGGTATTCAGTCAAAATTACCCGATGACAAGCTATAGCGGTATCACTAACTGGTATGACTACTTTTTCGAGGCGATTGTTAGAAAGAATGAACTCGCAGTTATTGGTCTGCCGCCGTATTCGTCAGCGACTATAACAGTAACATTTAATGATGCTGGAACAGCAAAGGTTGGCGCATTAGTAATTGGAACCGCTGCGACAATAGGGGATTCACAATACGGTGCTAGTTTTGGCATCATTGATTATTCGACAAAGAATGTTGACGCGCAGGGCCGAACAACGATCACAGCAGGCGCCTATGCAGATGAAGCCGACATCGATGTTATAATCGAAACCAGTAGATTCGCACAGGTTAAATCGGTACTCACTGACCTTAGAACTACACCTAGTGTCTGGGTACCTGAAGAGAATACAGACGGAACAATTATTTACGGTTACTACAGAGAATTTGATGTTATCTTAAGCGGTCCTGTGGTTAGCCTTTGCAGCATACAGATTGAGGGTTTGACATGACAATTCCAACGGTTAGTCCATTACCTACAGCACCAGCTAGAACTGATCCACCGGCCACATTTGTTACTCGAGCAGATGCATTCCTAGCTGCGATCGTAACATTTCAGGGTGAGTTAAATACTAGCATCGGTGCTATGAACACCGATATCGCTGGGGTAAACGCTGACGCGGATCGAGCAGAGAGCGCAGCAGACAGCGCAGTTGCTTCTGCTAATTTTAAAGGCGCATGGTCAAGTCTCACTGGTGCGCTCAATATTCCTGCATCAGTGACGCACAATGGCTATATTTGGATTCTGCTAAACAATCTTGCCGATGTTACTGCGTCCGAGCCGGGCGTTTCTGCTGATTGGCAAGACCTTCCTATTATCCCTGCCCAAACAGGTCAAGGTGGCAAATTTCTGACCACAGACGGATCAAGCACCAGCTGGGGAACAGTTTCTGCTGGATCAACATCAATGACCGCCACAGGCGCAATATCAGCTGGCGATCCTGTTGCATTGAGAACTGATGGAACTGTTGAAAAGATAAGTGGGTATAAAACAGCACGCGGCGTAATATCTAATGGAGTTCTGGAAACCAGTACACCGACCGCCGGTTATTTCAAAATTGCCTATGATGCTGCGAATACTCTTTATTGTTTGGCATACACCAGAGGCTCGCAGGCATATGTCCGAGGCATGAGAGTAAGCACTGCCGGTGTCTTTACGCTTGGAACTGAAACCGCTTTGAGCGGTGTCGATTTTTACGATCCCGGCCCTAGTCTCTTTTACGATTCAACTAACAGCAATTTTATTTTGTTTTATAGGAATGCCAGCACAGCAATTGCATTGCGCAGCGTTTCTATAGATTCTGGAACACTCGCGGCAACTCTGGGAACAGAGCAAGACAAAACAACAGGATTGAATGCTAATGCTGGCGCGAGATGCAGACTTGCTTACGATCCCGATGCGAATCAATATTTTGCGCTCTTCAAAGATGCAACATCAGGAAACGCGCAGGGCGCATACGGAACCTATGATGGCAGCGATATAACATTTGGCACTACCGCAGTGATCAACAGCGATGCAAGCACGAATATGATCGCAGAGCCGGTTTATTCTACTGAAGAAACCAGAATGATTTGTTCTATAGGTTCGAGCAGTACAAATAAAAGCGTTTTGGTTGCTGTTCTCAATAATTCTGGTACTCCGATAGCAGGATCTGCGGCGGTCGTTCAAACAGCAGCGCAGCCATTTTATCCTGCTGTGGCTTGGAACGGGACTCACATATTACAAACTGAGCAATACAGCAATGATTATTTCGCTACTAGAGCAACGATCAGTGGCTCAACAATTACTGTTACAGGATCAACAAGGTTCGACAGTGATCCTCTAACAACGGCAAGTAATAATATTTTAGTCGATTCGGGATCGAACAAATTTCAAATATACGTTTGCGCTCGGGCTAGTTTGGAATATCTCGAAGCAGATATGTCCGGTAGTGATCCAACTTGGTCAGTGCGGTCTGATTTGGTAACGCATACAACGATCAATCAAATTAGTTATGCTTATCCGTTTTTTGATGCCGGAAGTGGCGGGACTATTATTTGTTTCAATGACATTAGCTATGCTTCTGGTTCGCAGATAAGAATTGGATTGTTTGGCATTGGTACTGAAAGCACTAACGCGCAAAATTTCTTTGGCGTGGCAGATGAAAATATAGCAAATGCTGCAACAGGAACAATCACCACAACAGGCGGCGTTAATACTAGCGTCAGCGGATTAACTGTTGGAAAGGATTATTTTGTAAATGCAAACGGAACATTATCAATTGAAGCAACTCAGTATGGAATTGCAGGAAAAGCATTAACTGCTACATCTTTATTTGTAAGCGGAACAAAGAAGGTTACTTCAGATATCTTCACAGCATCTGGCGACATTAGTCAAGGCGATCCGGTGCGATTAAACTCAAGCGGAGATGCAGAGGCAATCGTTGGTACTCATATAAATAATTTTTCTGGATATAACGATCAGATTCAGTCAGCCAGTAATACATGGGTGGCAACCGAAAATGTTCCAGATACGAATATTTATGTTGTGTTATATCAAAATAATTTGGTAGCAGTGAGAATCGAATCTAATGGCACTGTAACAACTGGCTCATCAGTAAGTATGAGCAGCTATTTTGACACCACAATCAGGGCATCTACCTGTTATCACCCAACTAGAAATAGGATTTACGTTCAGGGGAGAGCCAACTCGGGAAATTCTTTCTGGAATATGCTAACTGGATGGGATTTGGATGAATCAACGCTTGCTCTCACTCATATAGGTCACAGCACATTTCTTAATACTGGCGGGTCAAATAGTTATGGACACGGAATAATTAAAACGCAAGGTTATACAACGCCTGATGATACGTTTTTCTGCTTATACGGAGAGGGAAGTCAGGCTTATGCAAGGAGCAGATTTATCATAACAAATTCCAGTTCAATTACGTTGGGAAGTGAAGTTTCTATCGCAAGTTATGGAAATATGACTACAAAAGGCGCGGTAGGTTATTCTGAAAAACATGATGTAGTTTTTGCTACATACAGATCAAATAGCGGTAATTATGGATTTTTCCAGTGTAGGGAAACAACTAGCAGACAAACAACAACTCTGTCTAATGTTGTTCAGTTTATGAATTCAAGTTGGAGCCCAATTTGCCCGCCTGTTCCAATTGTTATAGATGACGAAGATACGGTCGTGGTTTGTACGCTTCAAAGTACAAATTTTATTTATCACGTCTATGGATTTGGGGCCGCTGGAACAAGCACTGCGCCAGCAAGTTCAGATGGGACAGCAATTGCGTTGGGGTACACGGTTTATGGTAATCAGGCCCTGAATATTGGTTGGAACTCAAAAGCAAAACAAATTCAAGGCGTAATAACCGAGAATAGTTTTTCCACACAATACAATGTTGCTTATACGGTTAATGCGACAGCCAAGACATTATCGAATGTATTTAATCTTTACGCAGAAATTTCTGCTGGTGTACCAGAGAAACGTAGACAATTTGAAAAATCAAATAATAGTAAAGCATTGCCATTTAATAGTAATTTGAATGCGTTTTTTACAACAACAAATTATGATGTAGGGAGAAGTTTTCATACCTATTTTTACGGATTTGCACCAGAATTTGATGCGGCTACAACTGATGGGTTTATAGGTTTCGCATCAGAAGATATAACCGATACCAATCAAGGTAATGTTTATGTTTCAGGATCATATCTGGATTCTAAAGTTAAATTGACTGCCGGAAGCAGTGTTTATCTTGATACATTGGGACAACCATCAACTACAGTTAGCGGTACGTCAATCGGTAAAATGGTCAAAGACGATACCATCTATATAGGTTAAAAAAATGAAACTACTTGTCGAAACATCAACAAAGATTGCAAAAGTTGTGGCAACTGATGACCAATCTCCGCATTTCAATGATGATGGTTTTTTCCAATGGACTACTGATCTTGGAATTATGGTTGCTGGTGATTGCACAGATGATAATTGCGACTTGATAGATATAGATTCTGCTCCAGATGATTTTATTGGATGCAAATATTTATATGATGCGGCGCAAGCTGATCCATTTGTTCTGAATGCAGATTGGGTTGATCCCACGGCGCCAGAAGAACCAGCAGAATGAAATATGATTCATGTGTTCGTTTTAGTTGTCGTAATAAACGGGCTGGAGAGTTCTGATTCTTGCGCGAATGGCGCGATGTGCTTTTACGATGTGAATCGATGCAATTATTTCGCGTCTAGGTTAAGACGGAACAATT